AGAATTACCTGTATTGTGCTTCAACGGGGAGTTACGTCCGATGCCCTTGCCGTTATCCAGCTGGGTGCTGCCTCTTGTATCTAGGTGATTGACGGAGGCCAGAGGGCGACAAGGGTTGCGTGTCCGCCTAAAGGATGGTCGTTCTTGACCGTTGGCGTCTACTCCGTAACTCGTGGGGGTACCCTCAATGTAACCCTCTGTTGAATATGTCGCAACGTATAGTTAGAATTTAATCATGGAATCTACGCAAGAGACTGAAGAGAAGGTAACCGCGGGCACATCTTCTACGCCAACAACCCGTGCTGGTCGTGCCGCTAAACGCGGCAAGAATGTTGTGACCAAGGAAGGTGTGGTCAAGAAGCCCAGGTCTACAGGTAGCTATGGTGTTGGTGGGCAGAAGGTAAAGGTCCTTCAAACCCAGGACAAGCATAAGCTTTGGGCAGATCTTTTCTCTATTACAGAGAGTCAGATTAAAGGGTTGAAAGAGAAGATAGAGGGTGGAGAAGAGCTCAACCCAAAAGACATGAACAAGCTAGATAGCTGTTACGGCGGAATGAAGAAGCTGCTTGAGATTGAGGCCATCCTTAAATCGGATGCGATCTCCTCCCTCTCAACGGAAGAACTGAAGAGAATAGCAAAGAAAGCAATTAGAGAATCAAAATGATTAGACGCGTTAAAAAGCTGGATGAAGACTTTATCTACCACTCATGGCTTCACTCTGTGAAGTGCCCAACCAGGGCAGTAAGCCATATGACTCGATTCCTTATCGATCGGTTAATTGAGGATAAAGATATCGTTGTCTGGTGTCCTGATGATGACGAGAACCATATTATTGGCTGGATGGCTCATGGGAAGATTGAAGGATCTCCCCTGCTTCACTACATGTTCGTAAAGAAAAGCTTCCGTGGAAACGGTATTGGTCACGACATGCTGCGTCACATATATCCAGACAAGGAGAAGCAGGTTCTCTGCACCTACTGGTCTCACCACCTCCAGGTGATGAATGCCCGCTCTAAGTGGAACATTAAGTTCCTCTCTAACCTTCTCCCTGCTCTTATTCACTCCCTTCATTCCAAGGAGGAGTGTCGTGGGGCTGCCTGAGCTAACACTTACCGATCGAGAGATTTATGAAGCCTTGGCCGTAAGGGTTAAAGCCCAACGTCCGCTAAACAAGGCCCAGAAACAACAGCGCCGATCTCACGCCCTCAACCTGTCTCGAACTCTCTTCAAGGAGCAGGTGGATTTTATCAATGACGACTCAAAGAGGAAAGCCGCTATATGCAGCCGCCGTAGCGGGAAGAGTTATGCCGCAGGGCGTTATCTGATCAAAGAAGCTCTTGAGGATGATGGTACTACATGTGTCTACATCGCCAGAACCCGAGAAGCTGCCAAGCGAATCCTATGGTCCTCGCTGAAAGAAGCGAACCAGCAGTTCAGGCTTGGCCTGAAATTTAATAATGCAGACCTTATAGCTGTCTTTCCTAATGGCTCTAAGATCATGTTTACTGGTGCCAATGATGCCAGTGACGTGGATAAATTGCGCGGTGCAGCATTCTCTCTTGCTGTTCTCGATGAGGCTGCCTTCTTCAACATTAACCTGAAAGAGCTGGTTAACGAGGTACTGACTCCCGCACTTCTCGATAGGGATGGCTCGTTGGTTATGATCTCAACGCCCAATAGTGCTTGTCATGGGTTCTTTTACGACATCACCGAGAAAGGTGCCTATAACTTTTCAGTTCACAGGTGGACAGTCAAAGACAACCCCTACATGCAGCATGCTGTCCGCGCTATCGAAAAGGACATTCAGAACGGGATCCTCAACCCCGAGGACCCCTCCTACAAGCGCGAGTACCTCGGCATTTGGGTCAGAGACGATCAGGAAATCGTCTATAATTACAGTCAGGACAATCTGTTTCAGGAAAGACCCAACAGCAATGAATGGGAATACATCCTCGGAATAGATCTCGGTTATCATGATGCCACGGCTTTCGTTGTTGCAGCTTGGTCTCCCGATTACCCTCACCTTTATTTTATAGACGAATACAAGCAGACACGAATGCTTACTTCGGAGGTAGAGGAGAAAATCCATCGATTCATGAAGGATTACAACTTCACATCAATCGTAATGGACTCCGGTGGTGGCTCTTCAAAGATGCTTCTTGAGACGTTCAAGCAACGGTCTGGAATACCCGTAAAGCCTGCTCATAAGTCAGGCGACAAGATCGGAATGATTAAGATCATGAATTCCGACTTAAAGAGTTCCACTATTAAGGTTAGGCACAACATGGAGCTACTTCAAGAGTGGGATAAGCTCCAGTACAACAAAGCAGGAACAGCCGAAGACAGAAGATTCGATAACCACTTATCTGATGCCGCCTTTTACGCATGGCAGGAATCAAGGCACTATCTCTATGAAGCCAAGGAAAACGAGCCGTTAAGAGGGTCCTCGGAGTATTTCAGGAGACTTGAGGACGGCTTAGAGCAACGTCTTCTTGATGAACAGGAAACATCACGTTATGATCCTGATGTCTGGGGTGAGGGATATTCAGAAGCAGACTTGTTTAACTAGCGAGAATTAAATGACTGAAAAGAAGCACAGAAACATGGGGGCGGGACCAAGCACAAAGAGACTCCGCGCAATGCTCAAGCTAATGGGTGAGTTTGGCGTAGCTAGGTACAAGGACTCTGAGGTTGAAATAGAAGTCTTCCCAAGCTACCCGTCGACATCAAGCACCTCAACATCGTTTGATTTCAGCTCTTACGATGACAGTGCCGAAGAAGAAGAAGAAGAAAAACCACGAGTTGAACAGCGTGACGATCTTGGATTCACCGAGGATGATTACCTCTGGAGGAGTGCTGAAGTATGAGCTACGGGATTTTCGAAAAGGCTTTCTGGTGGCAGGTTGAGTCCGATCCACATGAGTATGTCAGCAAGTTTATTGCGACTCTAAGGGATGAGCAGCAGGACTACTACAACGACGTTGCCACATACATGGGCCTCTACAACGGAAGACCCCTGCACTCTAGGTATGCGCCAGGGACCAACTCCTACCTGGCAATGCGTCAGCCTCGCTTAACCTTCAATATCATCCACTCTCTTTGCCAGGCAGCCACCTCTAAGATTGCAAAGCATAAACCAGCAGTAAGCTTTCTTACTGAGGGTGGGACTTATTCTCAGAAGACAAAATCAAAGCTCTTTGGGAAGCTAATGCAGGGCCAGTTCTATTCGATGCGGCTTTATGCTGTTGCACAGAAAGCATTCCTGGATGCCTGCATTACCGGGACAGGGGTCATTAAATACTACAACGAGTTTGGCAAGATTAAGGCTGAGCGTATCTCGGTAAACGAGATGACCATTGATCCCGTAGAGGCCGAGTATGGAAACATGCCCCGGCAAATGTTCCAGACTAAGCGAGTATCCAAGCACGTTCTGGCTGAAATGTACCCGGAAAAGCGGGTTCAGATCATGCAGTCAGAGCTTAATTACGAGGATGACGACAGTGGATCAGACACAAGACATACCGACATGGTTGAATGTCACGAGGCTTGGCACCTCCCTAGTGGCCCTGACGCAACCGATGGCCGCCATGTTATTTGTGTGTCCGGTGCTACTCTTGTCGATGAAGCATGGGAGAAGGACTACTTCCCGTTCACGTTTATTCGTTGGACTGAAGACCCTCTAAGCTTCTGGGGTAATGGCCTCACTAAAGAGGTCAAAGGAATTCAGGTCGAGATCAATAAGCTTCTGGCTCGGATTCAAGAGCAGATGCACCTGGCCACTCCCAAGGTCTTCATTGAGGACACGTCAAAGATTGTCCAGTCTCACCTCAACAACCGAGTCTTTGGGGCTATCAAGTACAGAGGAACGCCCCCACAGTTCTTTGTCCCCCGGTCTGTGTCTGGCGAAATGTTTGCCCACCTGGATCGACTGGTTGAGCGGTCTTATGAGATGACCGGAATCTCTCAGCTTGCAGCACAAAGTAAAAAGCCAGTTGGGCTTGAATCGGGTCGAGCTCTTAGGGAGTTTTCAGACATTGAGTCAGAGCGGTTTATGGTTGTTGGGCAGTCTTACGAGCAGCTCTTCCTTGACGCATCTGAACAGATTATTGACCTGATAAGAGATGCCCATGTCAACAATGACGCCTACACCGTGGCCAGCTTCGACAAGAAGACAGGCATGGAGAAGGTTAAGTGGTCTGACATTAATCTTGAGGATGATCAGTTCATTATCCAGATTAAGCCTATTGGTTCTCTCCCTCAGACTCCTTCAGCAAAACTTTCATCTGTAAATGAGATGATGCTTAACGGGATGTTTACCAAGGAAGAGGCCCATCAGCTGCTGGACTTCCCAGATCTTGAGCAGGCAAACAGAATGAAGATCGGCTTCATCGAGGTAGTTGATAAGATTATAGAAAAAATACTCGAGGATGGTGACTACACGTCCCCAGAAGTTTACATGAATCTTGAGTTCGGAATTGCCCGGATGCAGCAAGCCTATAGCCTAGCAATACTCGATGACGTACCGCATCAAAAGATGGAGCTAATGAGACGATGGATGTCTCAGGCAAACATGCTCCTTGAGCAAAGAAACGCACCTGCGCCGGGTCAGGCCGCTGGTGTTCCGGGACCGGGGATGCCAATGCCAGGCATGCCGATGCCGCCTATCCCCAACCAGGCAGCGTTGGCCGCGCCC